TTCCGTGGGCAGACGTATCACTACATCCATGCGTCAGAGTACGCCTTCTGGAAGAACCTCGGGGTCACGATCGCAGGGCTCTTCGGAACAGTTGCCGATAACGCAACCATCATTCTCGAGTCGACCGCAAACGGGCTCAATGAGGCGAACGAGATGTGGACCGGAGAATCCGGGTTCTTAAAGCTATTTCTCGGATGGAAACTCGATGATCGACTCAATCTAAAGAAGGCGATGTATAAGGACATCACCCCGGAAGAGCGAAAGTACATCAAAGAGTACGAACTAACCGACACCCAGGCAAACTGGATGGTCAACCGGCTGAGAACGAAGTGCGCCAACAACTGGCAGATCTTCAACCAGGAGTTCCCGGCTACAGCAGAAATCGCCTTCGTTACGTCTGGTCAAAGATTCTTCCCCGAGCCCTTCCCGGTGGTCGATGCGTTCCCAGGGTATAAAGAATACGAAAAGAAACTTAAGTATCACGTCTATTCAATGGGTGTTGATACCGCATCTGGGTCGCCTGGTGGAGATTTCTCCTCCGTAATGGTGCTCGATGTGACGGATACTGACAGGGTCCGCATGGTAGCCACCTTCTACCGCCGTATCCCCCCCGCAGAGTTCAGGGACGAAGTCCGAAGGATCGCCGTCGAGTATGGGGCGTTATGCGTCATAGAATCTAACTCATACGGCTTGTCCATTGTCGAAGGGATGATGGAGGACGGCTACGCCAGGCTCTACCGAGAGACGAGGTGGGATAGAACAGACAAGCGGTGGATGGAGAAAATCGGATTCTCCACAACGTCAAAATCCCGCAACCTGCTCCTCTCAAGACTCTACGAATACGTCAGCCGAAAATGGCTCAATGTCATCTGCCCCAACTTNATGGTCGAGGCGAATGCCCTGATCTACAACTCNAGGGGAAGAATCGAGGCTGCTTCCGGTAAGCACGATGATATGGTAATCGCGGCTGGACTTGCCCTCATGGGCATTGACCAAGTTAGTGAGATAGTAGAAGAACTTGCAGAAGTCCAAAGGCCAAGCAACATTAGGGACATGGTCCAGTGGGAGTTGGCAACAGGTCGCTCCTTCAAGTCAACAACCGACGCCGATTTTTCAGAATCCCCGATCGACGCCGCTTTAGCAGATATACCGGGGGCTCTGTAACTACGGTCGTCAGCACGTTAGTCTGGCAGAAAGGTGCGTAATGTCTTTGCTTTCTGAAGAGCAAGAGAACGAGCTAGTCGCACGGCTCGAGGGGAATATGTCTGAAACGTCTGAGGAGCAGGTAGAAACTGCCGCCGAATCGGACTCTGAGGAGGTTGTTAGCGCCACCCCCGAAGAGAGCGCTACCGATGAGGCCGTAGAAGCTACTGCAGAAGAGACGCCGACGGCAGTGGAAGAAGTAGAGGAAGGGCACAGTGTTCCATACGCTCGCTTCAAGAAAGTTATCGACGCCAAAAATGGCTTCGCAGACGAACTTGAGGCGCTCAGAGAACAGATGTCCGAACTCAGCAGCCAACAGACTGCAGTGAATCAAGAGGTCGAAGCTCCTGCCTATACACCGGCAGAGGGTGACGAGTATATTGATGAAGCTGTACTCAATAGGCTCGGTTCTATGTCGCAGACGATTCAGGATCTCCAGGTGCAAGAGGCACAACGCCAACTGGAGGTAGAAGTGGGAGAGGCGGTAAAAGCCCACCCGAACGTCCCTGAGACATATTTGCTTCAAGAGATCATTCGTGATCCCAACTCGGATGCAATGAGCCTAGCTCAGACGTATTCGGTACAAGTTGGAGAGATCGAAGAGGCAGCGATTTCTCGTTACCTCGCAGAGCAAAATGCAGCCGCTCCCGCTGCATCTGCTAGTAGCCCGCCGGACATCCCCCCCGAAGTGGATGGGTCGAGCCACAGAACATCAAGCGGCGGACAGGGAAATAACCAGTCCGCAATGAACCCAATGGAGTCCGCTACCGTAGCCCTATTGAAACGGCTCGAAGCGGGCGGCTTTTAAGGAAATAGAAAATGGTTGCTACACTCACAGGGTCCCTAGACCCAATCCTAAAGGACTTCTACGCAGGTCCTATCGCCGACACTCTCAATCGCGAGATCGAGATGGTCGATATGTTCAACAAGAGCAAGATCAGTTGGGTCGGTCGTAAGGGCATCATGTCCGTTCGCACGGGCCGCAACAGTGGTCGAGGCTTCGTTGCCGAGGGCATGGCTCTACCCGCTGCTGGGCAGAATCAGTATGCTGACCTCGTGTTCGAGGCCAAGTACCTCTACGGCCGCACCGAGATCACTGGTCCCGCTATCGCTCAAGCCAAGGCTTCTGCCGGTGCGTTCGTAAACGCCCTGAAGGAAGAACTGGATGGCGCTATCGAGACGGTGAAGGACGATGCCAACGCTACCATGTTCTTTGGTGGTGGTACTGTCGGGTTCCTGAACCAGCGCAAGACTGAAGCTCTTCCGGCGAACTGGGAGTTCTCGGGTAACTACTCGGAGATTCCCGCCAACGGTGCCCCAGTAGATTGCAAGATCGTTCGTTGCGATACTTACCAACAGGTTGGCGCTGTCATCACTGTGCAGCGTGCTCCGGCTATTACTGCGACTCCGGGAACCGTGCTCCTCGATGCACTGGACACCTCCGTCGTCGCTGATGGAGTTGCTTGCGCCATCGTCGTGATCGCTGATACGGCGGGTGACCCTACGATTGACCAGGCTATGGGCATCTATGGCAACTTGGCGGCAGGCACCTATGCTAGCCCGACTCAGCACTTCACTGCGGAGCGTGATACCACTCTTCCGGTCGGTGTTGAGTCGCTGCATTCGACCATCCTGACCGCAGCACTGGGCGCCGGGACTCGTACTGCGATTACCACCCAGCGCATTCAGGCGATGCTGGACGAGATTGCTAGCCAGTCGGGCACCAGCCCGGACATGCTCTACTGCAACTACATCTTCCGTCAGGAATATGCTGAGTTGATGAACGCCAACCTCCGGGTTGACGCTCGAGACGGCAAGAAGAGCGGTGACCCCGGTTTCGACATGGGTCAACTCTCCTTCAACGGTCTGCCCCTCAAGGCGAGCCGTCATTGTGGCAAGGGGCTGCTCGTTGCCTTGAACCGCAAGAGTTGGAACTTGGTCGAAGTTCAGTCGCCTGGATTGGCTGACCTCGACGGTAGCGTGCTGAGTCGCTCTGCCGGCACTGATGCGTATGAAGCCTTCGTGCGCTGGTACTATAACTTGGTCTGTAAGCAGCCGAACCGTAACGGTGTCATCTGCGGGATCAACTTCTCAGGAGCCTAATAGGCTGTTGTCCTTGGTTGGGTGGGGGGCTTCGGCCCCTCGCCCTCCCTTGGGGGGGATCATGGAACCGGCTTTTCTCGTGGTCGAGATACTAAAGTTAGNGGTGCTTTACATGCTGTACCGCACCATAAGAAGCTATGTCGGGCCAATGCTCGATGAGCACGATGACCAGATTGAAGAAGTCGATGAGATACTTGGAGATCCAGAATGATAGGACAAGGAATCAGCGGCGGCCAAACCTTCGGAACCAGTAGAGATGACCTCCTCAGGGAAGCCACTAAGAAGCGTCTCGCAGCAGCAGAAGCAGCAAAAAAGGGAGCCAGTGCAAAGTCTATTGGATCTGGCATCGGAACTGCTCTAGGCGTTGTAGGTGGTGGGCTAGTTGGGGGTCTGCAAGGGGCAGTTACCGGAGGAAGTATTGGCGCTACCCTTGGAAGCGCTGCCGGAGGAATGGTTGAGGGCGAAGAACCGACAGGTGATCTGCTACAGGCAGGCAATGTTGCTTCCTCGAAAAGAGGCAAAGAGCTACTTGACCAAATGATGAAGGCTTGGGGCTAACTATGGCTAAGACTCCTAAGTCTCCTGATCTCAAGACACAGATCGAGGAAGCAACATCAGATAAGAGCCAGCTAACCCGTGTATGGGACCTGTGCTCACTGTTCTTGCGTGGAAAGCAGCACGTCCGGTGGGACCGCGGAGCGAATAACTTCACGCGTACCCGGAACAGAAGCGGATCCACAGTAACGATCAACCTTATTTTGAACATCTACCGGAACCTGCAATCAAAGCTGGCTCTGGCATATCCATCCATTACTGTCCTTCCCGCCTCGCCATCGAGCGAGGATATCGTAAAGTCTCAAGCAGCGGAGACTGCCCTCAAGTACTACTGGTCGAGAGACAAGGTTAAGCGGACACTATCCGATGCGCTGGGGTGGGTTCTTCTCACCGGCAACTGCGGACTATACACGCGATTTACGGGCAAAGAAGTAACGACCGACGTGGTCAGCCCTTATGACATGCTCTTCGAGCCAGGGGCCACCAGTTTTGACCAATCCGCCTGGGTGGCGATTCGCCAACTGAAAGACCGATTATCGCTAGAGGAAGCTTACCCTGAGCACAAAGAGTTTATTAAAGAGCAGTCAGTAGCTGACCCCCGCGCCAGCCTACAAGGCTACTTGAGCATGAACGAGCAGCGTGTCCTCAAAGACCGGCTCGAAACTTACGAGGTATACTTCCGCAACGGGGATCGGGTGGTTCTTCTTGGGACCCGTTACATCTTCAAGGGAAAATGGCCAGGCGATGCCTTCCCTGTTCAGTTCATTCGGCATACCCAGGTCCCCGGAAAGCTATGGGGAATGGGATCTGTTGAGCCGCTCATCGAAATCCAGACGAACTACAACCGGGCGCGTGAGCAGGTCATTGAGAACGCCGATCTGATTGCTAACCCAAAGTGGATGATTCCGAAGACCGCCGGGCTGGCGTCGGGCGCACTGGGGAGCAAGGCTGGCGAGAAGGTATTCTATAACGCCGCGGGTGGGCCACCCCCCAAGCCTGTGTCGATGCCCTCCCTTCCGGGCTACGTTCTGTCTAACGTCCAGCAGTTAGCATCTGAGATGCTTGATGTGGCTGGAGTCCACGCAACGACACTCGGGAAGCGAGCCGTGGGCGTCCATTCGGGGAAAGCTATCGAGTCGCTGTCCGGCAAGGACATGACCCAGCTTCAGGCAACCCAGTCGAACATCGAGGAAGCTGTCGAGGATATGGCGACCGTGGTCCTCACTCTGATGAAGAAGTATTACACTGAGCCCCGCATGATGAAGATGCTAGACAACATGGGGCAGGTCGTCTTTCAGCAGTTACAGGATACTGATCTAGTCGAAACCCCCGAGGTGTTCCTCGAAGCTGGATCCTTATTCCGAGACGAGAAGCAGGATCGTGACCAGAAAGTCATGGATCTTCTGGAAATGAAGCTCATCGATCCGGCTACCGCCCTCAAGGAGTTATCATTCCACACAGGCAACTCGTTCGTCTCGAAAGAGACTCAGAGCATCGCTCATGCAAGAGAACTACTCGCTGCATCGATCGAGGGCGACTTCATTGAGATCTTCCCGACGGACGACCTCAAGACATTCGAGAAGGTATTCAGCGACTTCATCCGCACCGCTAACTACTACGAACTGCCCGATGACCGCCAAGATTACATTCGGGACATCTTGGTTTCAATCCAAACGCACGGCCAACCGGACATGGACGCCCGTTCTGAAATGCTCACTAAGACCGTGTTCCCTCGGCTGGAGCGAGCGGAGGAGGATGCTCAGAAGACAGTTATGTCTATGGACTCCCCTGTTGCAGGCGCCCAAGTGGCAGCGGCAGCGGATGAGTTCTCGGCGCTCAAGATGAATCGGCAACTGCTCGACGGAGCCGCTGATCCCGAACAAGGGCTGCACCGCACGCTGATGGGGGGTGGAGGATGAACGTCACCGAGGTCTATACGCTCTTCGGCGCGCTGATTGACGAGACGGACGATACATTCCTGACGGTCGCCGATCGTGAGGCATATCTGAAAACGGGTTACCAGGAGTTCCGGGACCACGTTAATTCCATCGATCCAGATATCTACCTAAAGTACAAACTGCTGGCTGTCGGCGGGGTGCGGGAGCTAGATCTTAACGGGGTACTCCTAGGTCCCGCTGCTGTTACTCAGATGGATCGCCTTGTCCGCGTGGCAGCGATCGACAGTATTGCAAACAACAAGGTCAGTGTTTATCTGCAGCCTGCCTCGACAACATCTCAGTTGTTTGAGGGCGACGGTGACTATTGTCTTTCAGGCGACAAGCTCGTCTTTGGCGTCGAATACAGCGGTGATATCCGGGTCGAATATGTTGAAACCCCGACGGTAGACTGGACACTTCATGGCGCAGCGGACAACGAGTTCATCGACAATCTCAACGCCCAGCATCCCATGATCGCCCTGCTCGCCGCACAGTATTATGCCATTCGGGATAATGCCCCGAACATGGTCCTGGACCACCAGTTAGTGCGTAAGCGTAGCGAGCTTGAATCGTGGCTGACAGTTGGTCGGCACACTTCTGCAGCGCAGTTCGTCAACTCCTGGAGAGTCTGATGGCTGCTCGCGCAGAAGAGGTAGAACTCCTTCAGGGGGGGACCGAAACACGTTCAGCCGAAAAGGTTGGCTGGGTCCAGAATATGTGGCGGCCTTTCGGTCGTCGAGAGTGGGAAGTTCGACCAGGATGGGGACAAGCTGCCGAGCACGACACCACCGCCTCAATGCGTCTCCATGTTGGCACCGATTGGGGCTATAGAGAGCACCTTGGGTCCACGCTTATTGAGACTTCGTTCGGAACGGAGCAGGTCGTCTCCATTCATCTGATGAGGGGCTTCTCCGGCGAAATCGNATCCAAAGGCACCTACGCTGAGTTCTATTCAGTATCTATCGTTGATCTCGACACGGGNGGTCGGTGGGAGGAGCTTATCCATCAGCCGACGAGCGATAATAACGTCGACTCGATGCCCATGGATGAGTGGCACGCCAACTACGAAACGAATGAGGACGAGGATCACGAGCAGTGGATCGCTGGATCTACTGACCGGTTCTACTTCGCTACGTTCGAGGGTGTTCTCTATCTAGGGAATCGGCGCACGGGTGTCATGGTCTACCGCCCTACGGACTTCCGTCGCTCCCGTCGACGCCAGGTAGAAACAGCGCAGGATATATCGTGGAGCAAGCAGTACGGTGAGTCGAGTCTTCTAACGCGCCTGACCCCGGTAAATGGGCTCGTCTCTGACGCTTTCGCTTATCTCAACCGTAGTACTTTTCCTGAGGTGCTTGCCCTTTCTGATTATCAGGGCCGACTGGTTGTCGCGAGCGAGCACGAGGTCTTCTTTTCTGACCCGAGTTATGCTGCGTCGTTCGCTGCATCTAACAGCTTTAGTGTCCCATCCGAAAAGCCGATTACAGCCATCGCTTCCATCGCTGATAGCCTAATGATCTGGACTGAATCAGAGACATTCTACTACCAGCCATCGTCGGGGTTCGTCATATCCACGGGCAGGATCGTGAAGGTCAGCGACCACGTTGGGTGCATTGGTGGACACGCTGTCTCCCGCCAGGGCACTGGAGTTATCTGGGTCGATCGTAATGGTGTGTGGTCCTCGAACAATGGTCTNCAGATNAACGACGCTAGCGCCCCGATCCGAGGATTCTTCAACGATCAGGTCACTTCGCCGCTAAACGCCTTCTTCGTGAACAATGGACTCAGCAGCCCGGCAACAGATGAGCAACCGCGCACCTCTTACTCATTCGATTCCCGCTCAGATGTTTCCATTGCTCACAACAGTCGCTACGGCGTCACACTCGTCTCCTTCTCCGAGATGAACGTCCTCTGGTGTTTCGACGGTCAGAACTGGTCGCTATGGCCCGTTGAGTCGATGGTGAGCACCGATGCCGGACAATCTATCGTCGGAGTCAAACGGGGGCTTACGAATCCGGCAGTGCTGTCGGGCAAGGAAGACTTCTACCTCGTCGGTGGGATCCAGGAACAGACCCTGGTCGACGCATCGCCTGTAGGGCTCAACACGGTGGCGTCGTCTTACTACATCACGACGCTGGGCCGGGGCGGCGGGCTGGATCGCTCGATCAAAGATGAGGATGAGCGGATCATCTCCGGCTACTACGAAAAGCCGGTCACNGGNGCTTCCGATGCGAGATTCTACTTTGGTGAGCCGATTGTTCAGCGCAATGGTGAGCGGTGGATCCCGGTTGATCTGGTTACTGATTCTGGCGGGGCGAGCCTGCCTACGCACTTTGACCTGATCTTNACCTTCGANACAGCAAANTGGAATATAGCGCTGGCAGGTGGGGCAACCATTGACCTTATTACGCCGACAGAGCGCAACCAAAGTATAGGTGGCTACAGTTTAGGAGCCCCTGTTGCCGGAGTATCTGAGGCGCAAGTCTATCTTGGCGGCGTTCCTAACCCGGCTGGTAATGAGATACGGATTAGATGGAATGCTGCCGAGTCCCTTGCTCATGTACCCGCAGGCCCCGGCGCTCTACAGTTAACCCCGCTGAATCGTAACCCTATGTTCTACCTGAAGTTTTATCCCGTTGGCGCTGTCGCCCCGACGACGATCAACTGGGGCTTCACCTTCTCTACTGCCCAGGTACTGAATGCGGTTCCGGTCACAGACCTCGCCTCGGTGTATGTCTGGGAGCAGGCGTTTCGCTCGATACCAAACACACTGTCAGCGGAGTCTCAGCCTGTAGACTGGGCATTCAAGGGGACCCAGATTGGGCTCGAACAGGGGGGCCAGGTTAAAGCTCGTGGTGTATATGCCATCATGAAGAGCCGGGGACGATCCACCAGTCCAATCTTCCCTAACTGGCTATGGGGCGTCTACAATACCCTGCTTGGCTCTGACTGGAAGGGATGGTCATCTCAGATTGTTGATACCACTGAGAATATGACCAACATCGAGAACAAGTCCCCCATTCGGACCCGAGTTAAGGATTCATCTGGGGACATGATCTACCGGACGTTCTCCGGCGGGCCCCGATACGGGTCATACCTGATCGACGACGAGGAACTTGATACAATATCCACGTCAGACAGCGTCCGGGGAGAGCAAATCAGCTACATGCTATTCGGGTTCATCCGCTCAAGGGCAGAGGGTCTTATTCTAAGCAGAGCAAAGGCGGTGATTCGTCGCGTCGGTGGGCGCCGGAGGATCGGCAGATGACCCAGAATGTCGTCATGGACATGACCCGTTCCCTCCCTGGTTCGATGAACGCTCGAACGGGTGACGAGATTTCTAATCAAGTAGGGAGCCTAGCCGAAACCGTTGTCGAGGCAGGAGAGG